AATCCTCAACCTTTCCCTCTTCAAACGATGGTGCTGAGTTCTAAGTTTTGTCAAATACAATTCTGGTACGTCTATAGCTTTTGATTGCAGCCCAATCTCACCATCAATTAAATCCACAAGAAAGTTTGATAGCCTAGCTGCTCCCATTTCCTCCCTGGCCGCTGCTCGTAGCCCCGCCATAATTGTATTTACAGTGTTTTGAGCTTCCTGCCTTCTCAGGTCAAGCCACTCCGGTTCCACCTGTCCGTATATTTTTTGCCCTTCCCTTATAAGCCAGTTGCCCAACCCAGGTACAAACTCATGCAGAGCGTATAAAGTTTTTTCTTCCGCTATATTGTAATTAGTTGGCTGATATACCGTAGGGGGTATAGTCAAAACCATATCATCTTCAGTTAGTTCTGTATTTCCAGACTGCCTAGCCATTATATTAATCATATTCGGCATTATGACCGTTCCATCTGCTTGAACCGTTGGCTCAAAAAGATTCTGCTCAATCATTGCATTCATATTTTGAGCTTGAACTCTAGTCATATCCCCTTCTACCATTAACTGATTAATGAACCTTTCTTTATCTTGTGCTTTGTCGTTTGTAGATAACGCACTTAATACCGTGTTTATATCGCTGCTCTGCGGATTGGTCAGAGCCGCTGCCTGAAACACCGATTGTATTTCTGGATTATCTGCAAACTCTGCAGCCATTCGTTGATAAAAATTTGGTCTATTTTCTACATTGCCTTGATCAGCTAACCACTCTTGTACCTGTTGATCCAGAACACCTTCCTTATATGCCAATTCTCGACGTTCAAAATCTTCTTCAACCTCAGCGGCTCTCTTTTCTTCCGTAAATTGTTCTTTCTGAAACTCAAATTGATCCGCTGCAAATTCTCTTTGTTCTGCTTCTATATTCTTCTGGTCAAACATTTGTTTCAGTGCTTCTGCTCTGCCTGGATCGACTTGCGAAATAATTGCTAACACTTGGTTTTGCCCGGCCACAGTGCTTGTATCAATTCCACGCAACTGCTCGGCTATGTTTTCCCCCTGCGTCTTAAAGCCAGTACCACCCATACCCACTAATGCGCGTCTAAGATTCTCAGTGTTGCCCTGAATACCTCCAGCAATACCAGCACCAAGAAGCGCAAAGGGATTCCGTGACTGAGCATAACGCTGCCTCATTTCCTGATCCGCTGCCGCGACCTGCCTTTGTCTTTTCGCAGGAGTATCAATGATGTCATCGAATGCCAGGGAGATGTCGTCAAGTGAATTCATAATTAATCCTACTCTACTGGCTGGTTAAAAGGGTTCCATGCTTTAAATGCCGCATCTAAAGCACTCTGATTCGGATTAGCGCCTCCAACGTAGGAAGCCCCCACATTGCCTTTAGCTGTTTGCTCATTCATCAACATCCCAAAGAGGGAATTAAGTTGCTCACGCCTCAAGTCTGTTGCCATTTGTTCAGCACCAAGTTTGTAATCAAGCTCCTGACTTCCTAAGTCTCTTGCATAGCCGCCAAGTTGTCGCCCTGCTACTGTCGCATCGCTAGACATATTCAGACTTGGCTGCATTGCTGCTATTAACTCTCTAGTAGGCTGATAAGAAGCATCTAAAAAGGCACCAGCCATATCACCGCTTAATGCTCGATCTTCTCTTGCTTCACCAATGCCCCTTTGTCGCCAATCAGCAATGTTGGCTGCATCCGTTCTGGCCTGTTGCATTGCCATAAGTTGATCTTGGGCTGACTGCTCAAGCATTGCTTTTTCCATAGCAAATTGTTCTGGAGAGCCACCGTAAGCAGCAGTTTGTAATCCGGTTCTACCTTGGGCAAAAAGTTTTTCATCTAGCGCAAGTTGATCTCGTTCCTGCCCTGGTTGGCGCATTGCTTGTAACTGATTGAATAAAGCATCCTCTGAAGTTCTTAGGTTTGCCGCAGAGAAAGGATCAGTGAGTGATTTGTTTGTTCCTATATATTGCTCAAGACCAAAACCAGCATCATCGTCATAAAGAAGATTGCCAGCAGCATCTCTCATTTGATTTCCAGCAGCATCAAGTCTTGGCCTTCCGAAAGCACCTCGTCCTAAAGAAGCATTTAGGAAATCAGTCCCGCCAGTTCGTAAACTGTCAGCGAGAGCCGTTTGATTATCGTTCATGTTATAGAACGCAGAACCAGTCGAATCTGTTGTTACTGAGCCAGGTCCAGCAGCTCCAGTTGTAACGGAAAAAGGCGTAAATTTAGTTGTGCCTTTTATAGTGTTCCAAAAATTCTCACCGGGCATACCAATTCTAGTTTTGGCTTTAGCCCCCATGCCTTGAAGATCATCAATAGCACCCTCAGTAGCAGCGACCTGACCAGCCGCACCCATCATATTTCTCAAGCTACTTTGTTCTGGATCGTTGAACCAGTTCCAGGCATCACTCGCAGTATCATACCAAGCCATTAGTAAGTCCCTCCGTCAATGGTCGTAGCTCCAGAAAAGGTTCCACTAACGCTTAGATTCACGCAGGAGAGGGTTCCGGTAGCCGTACCGCTTGCAGCATCGAGCTTGGAATTAACCGCTGTCTGGATAGCCGTAAATTCTGTTGTGAATTCAACTCCGTTCAAGACCTTCAGCGGATTCCCGCTCGGCAAGGAGTTTTTGGAAGTGAAATTCGTGACGGGGGTATAGTTACTCATTTAGATGACCCTTCCGATTAGAGAGTGAATATTTAATTCCTGAAAAGCAATTTCGCTACCATCAACAGTAGTGGTTAAACCCACTGAAACAGTGCTTCCGCTTCCCCCGGTATTCACCTTTTCCTTATTAATAAGTGTAAAAGACGACTCGTATTCTGCTGCTGCCGTGTTGTATTCTGAAATATTGTATTGACCTGCGCTAAACGCTGACAGCGTGTAGGCTTGCTTTTGATAATCACCGCTATAATCATAAGCCCAGTTAAGGACTACCGTAGCACCAGCACCCGCAAATGTCGTGATATTGACACCCTTGAGAAATTTCAGTCTTGAGGAATCACCAAAACTTAACGGATGGGAGAAATACTGCAAATCATAGCTAGCAGCGTTGTCCGTATAGCTATCGTATTTAGAAATTCCGGTTGCTACACCAATATACAATTCATCTGCATCCGTAACGGTGAAACATAGCGGATTCATAGAGGTCCAGGTTGTTGCTCGATAGCTACCGTTCTGTAGCGGATAGCGGGTATCAAAGCAATAAACCACCCCAACACTTGGAAAGTTGATTAAGAGAAACGCATTCTGAGGATCATAAATTGTTTTGATATTCCCCGTTTCTGCCTGAACTCTGGTTTTTATGTCGTTATTAACATTTTTAGAAATATCACCTATTGGCGCTGATTTTTCTTGTACTGTTCGAGCTAATGAACGAACGCCAGAATAGTCAAGAAACAGAATATCCTGACCTGTAGATTGAACCGAATCACGCGAGACACAACCAATATTCAAGATTGTGTCAGCCAGAGCCATTGATGAGGGTGTTCCTGCTCCTGAATACAGCAAAATGGATCGTTTACCCAGGATGATTAGAAAGTCGTTGTGAGCTATCAAGCTAACGATTTCATCAAATCCACCGGGCCAAACTGTTGTTAAGTCCAAGCTACCGCTAGAACCTCCACCAAAATCAACCCCATCGAGTTGATCTGAAAAATACAGAGTGTGTTTATTGCCTGTTACATCAGCAGCCCATATTCGACCAAAAGCTGCAAGACAGACATTTGCCTGCGGTGCTGTTCCTGCTGCCCCAGAGTGAGCAGCAATAGTGGTTAATGCGCTAGTTGAAGCGTCATAAACTAAAGGAGCGTGGCCCCTTTGATAGAAATAGAACTTATTGGCTAAACTAGCCATTGACCAGTTATTAGCACTTATCGTTAAACTTCCGGTTATATCAACAAGAGTTGAGGTTCCTTTAAAAATCTTGTTATTGCCGCAGGAGAATACAATCTTGGTTCCATCGGTTTGAACAAATTCCCCAATTGACTCGATTCCTGCGCTTGATCCTAGAACGGTTGGCCCGTTAGAACTGACCATCGAGTAACCTTTCCGCGCAGCAACTCTTCCTTCTTTATCTATTATGCAATTGGTGGCATCAGCGGCAAAAGACGGCTCTTGCTGCAGGGGGGCATCCTGGGTATTAATTCCAGCGAATCCCGGTGCCGATATGGTTATGTTTTGTAGAGCTTGTGCCATTTACACTGCCACGAAAGTTAATTCATTTTGATATTTGTTTGCGTCGAGCTGAATCGCATCGCCAAGAGCTATTGCTGCAACTCCAAATTGTTCCGCTGCACTTTGACCGCCCGTTTCGCCTCTTTCTCTTAGTGCTAAAGCATACGCAAGTTGAATTACTGGATTGCTCGGTATCTTTAAAAATGTTGCGTCAGCTTCTAATTTTGGTTGCGGAATGACCATATCAAAACGTAATTGATAGACCGCATCGGGTATCGGATAGAGATCAACTTGTAATTGACCAGTTGCGTCTGTTGCGTTCCATGTGAAACAGTCCGGTGAAGATTTTGGTGCAGTTCCAAGATAGTTTTGATCGTTGAAATAATGTTTGCTTTTACCTGTTAGATACCAGTTAGAAGTATCATTCATAACTTCTTTCAGAATGGCATTTTGAAACGCTCCGGTAATTGCGTAAGTTGTTTGATCCTCTACAGTTGGAACAACAACCGTTTGACGCAGGGCAGTCCATTCATGCGAATTTTCTACTGTTGTTTTTGCATCATTAATAAGATCGCCAATCATTATGGAATAACTTGTTTCAGTATTAGAAGAAACAGTGTTTTCTCGCAGCCTTCGCATTACGGCATTAATTAAATTCAGAAAAGTCATTGTTTAAGTCCTTCTGCCAAAAAGACGATCAGTGATTGGAGTTTTGCTAGGCTGATTGTCGAATCTCTTAATAAATTCTCTTGCAAGCAGAGTCGTTGGATCTAGGCGGATGCTTTTATACGGCCTCATTGGTGGGCGTTCTAGACCACTTCCACCACCTCCAAAAATAGTTCTTCCAGGTGTTCCTGCCGCGCCAGTTTCTCCTTGCTCTCCTTTTTCTCCT